AAAGCAAATGAACTCATAAGAAAGACACAGGAAAAAGCAAAAGATGAATTAGACAGAAAATTAAAAACACCTAAATCAAGAAAAACTAATAATAAATTAAAAATCAAAAAGAATTGATAGTGAGGCATTATTATGAACAATAAGCGTTTAAAGGAGGCAAAGCAGTTTAAGGATAACTATATTAGAGATGTTGTTGGTGTAGAACCTTGGGAGATTCCTACATACACACCTCCACTTGAGCATTGGCCAATACATCTAAGAGACCTTATAGATAAGGTTAATATAGAACCTAAAAATCCTCTTACTATCGCAGAACGTAAAAAGCCTATTACTATCGCTAGGATAATATCACCTGATACTTCTAAGGATCTTTTGATAAAAGCCACTATGCAAAGATACGGTAAAAAAGATGGTAAATATAAAAATCCAGATGAATTAAAAAAGACTTTATTACAGATAAAAGGTGCATAAGTAATAAACCGTGGCAGCCCGAAAGATCGTCCCTGCCACACGTTTATATATTATTTACTTAAAATGACCGTTACTACAGAATACGGTAAACAAAACATTTTTCCTAAAGAAACTACACCTATTATCATGAACCAAGAAGAAGTTAACGCAGCTCAATCTTTTGCAGAGCGTTTAAATGGACGAGCAGCTATGTTAGGATTTATTGCAGCTCTCGGAGCTTACGTAACAACTGGTCAAATTATTCCTGGAGTATTTTAAATGGCTACAGCCACACTATCTAGTCCAACAAGAAGTTGGAATAAATTTTGTGACTGGGTAACAAGTACCGATAACCGCCTCTATGTGGGGTGGTTCGGTGTCTTAATGATTCCCGCACTATTAACCGCAGTAACTTGCTTTATACTCGCATTTATTGCTGCACCTCCTGTCGATATCGATGGGATTAGAGAGCCTGTTTCTGGCTCATTATTTTATGGAAACAACATTATATCTGGAGCTATTGTCCCTTCTAGCAATGCCATTGGTCTCCACTTCTATCCAATATGGGAGGCAGGTACGCTGGATGAATGGCTCTATAACGGTGGACCATATCAACTTATTGTCTTCCACTTCCTTATTGGGATCTCAGCTTATATGGGACGACAATGGGAACTTAGTTATAGACTAGGTGCTAGACCTTGGATTCCAATTGCATACTCAGCACCTTTATCAGCAGCTTTCGCTGTATTCTTGGTATATCCTTTTGGACAAGGAAGTTTCTCTGATGGTATGCCATTAGGGATATCAGGAACCTTTAACTTCATGTTTGTCTTTCAAGCAGAACATAATATACTTATGCATCCATTCCATATGTTAGGAGTTGCAGGAGTATTTGGTGGTGCTTTGTTCAGTGCTATGCACGGTTCATTAGTCACTAGTTCTCTTATACGAGAGACAACTGAAAACGAATCTCAAAACTATGGTTATAAGTTTGGTCAAGAAGAAGAGACATATAATATTGTCGCTGCTCATGGCTACTTTGGCCGATTAATTTTTCAATATGCGAGCTTTAATAATTCTCGTTCTCTTCATTTCTTTCTTGCTGCTTGGCCAGTGGTTGGCATATGGCTCACATCTATGGGAGTCTCAACTATGGCTTTTAACCTAAATGGGTTTAACTTTAATCAATCTATAGTTGATTCTAATGATAAGATTATCCCTACATGGGCTGATGTTATTAATAGAGCAAACCTTGGATTTGAAGTAATGCACGAAAGAAATGCTCATAACTTCCCCCTTGACCTTGCTTCTGCAGAGTCAACACCAGTAGCTCTTGTAGCTCCTGCACTTGGTTAGTTTTTTCCTTAAGGAAATAATTATACCAATTAACAACTAATAAGAATCCTTTTAAAGGGATAGGAAATTCTTAGCCGCGTCCGTTCATTCCCTAACGGGAACGCATGACGCCACATCATGGAACGGGGGTGTGGACTTTATGGAGAAATCTAATGTCTTGTACAGAAAAGGTTCAATTAAAGTATCGCGGCATTCCGTACACAACCAATAAGTAATCAATTTTTAACAATGAAATCATTCGCCCTGGCACTCGCTTCTTTAACTCTTTCTGCACCTGTATTTGCAGGAGCTTATGTAACAGCAAATTCAGAATTTAACGGAACTGATAATGAATATCAGTCTTCTAAAATTCAAACACGTATTGGCTATGATTGGCAGTTCGATAATGTAACACCATATGTCGAAGCTGGTTTAGCTCGTTCCGCTTCTAACGGTGACGATGCTGATGGATTTGGCGTTTTTGAAGTAGGCTCTGGTCTACAAGTAACTGACAACTTAGGCTTAAATGCTAAAGTTGAAATTGAAAGAAACGAAGATGTAAACAGCTGGAAAGTAGCTGTAGGAAGTAAGTACAGATTCTAATGGCACACCAAACAACAGGCGGGTCTAATACAGCTTATGTGACTAATTACTCACCAGAAGCACATCACGACAAGCCAGAAGAACATGAAGAAGATACTGATCTTCCTGGATCTTTAGAAGAAGCCTTGATTGGTGAATAGTAGATTCAATTCATTATGGCTAGTAGTTTTAGGATTACTAGCCTTCTTTATTATGGTAGAAACACTACATGTTAACTATCATAGGTCAGAGACACCTCAATGTCGGATCTCTGACTAATTGGCTTTGGCCCTTACGAGGATACCCTTAGCCGTCTAGACGGTGGGATAGACCACACAAACAATTAAATAAATAGCGCAAAAAAAAAATTTCAGCTGAAGACATATATATTTTAAATTTTATCCAGATTAATGGCACATCAAACTACCAGTGGCTCTAACACAGCCCTGTTAACAGGTCCAGGTGCTGATAACGGTGTTATAGCAACTACCGCTAACCGTAGAGCCCTGTATCTCAAGCTTTTTTCTGGTGAGATGTTCAAAGGATTCCAACGCAATACAATTGCAAGGGATCTAGTTATGAAGCGTACCTTAAAGAACGGTAAGTCTTTACAGTTCATTTATACAGGACGTACAACTGCTGAGTATCATACACCAGGAAATTCAATATTAGGTAATAGTGACAGTGCACCTCCAGTTGCAGAGAAGACAATCACTTGTGATGACCTTCTCATCTCCAGTGCATTCGTCTATGAATTAGATGAAACTCTGGCTCATTATGACCTACGTGGAGAGATATCTAAAAAGATTGGATATGCTCTTGCAGAAAATTATGATAAGAAGATCTTCCGTGCAGTTACTAAGGCTGCTCGTAAAGCATCTCCTATCACAAAAGCTAACTATGTAGAACCAGGCGGAACACAAATCCGTGTTGGAACTAATGCTCAACTTTCTGATGCTTACAACTCTACATTCCTAGTAAACGCTTTCTATGATGCAGCTGCTGCACTAGACGAGAAAGGAGTAAGTGGTGAGGGTCGTGTTGGTGTACTTAACCCACGCCAATACTATGAACTAATTCAAGCTGTAGATGGTAATGGATTAGTTAACCGTGATCAGCAAGGTGACGCTAAACAGAAGGGTAATGGAATTATTGAAATTGCAGGTATCAAGATCTACAAGTCAATGAACATTCCTTTCTTTGGAAAGTATGGTACTATTTATGGTACAACTGCTGGAACAACAGACGCTAACGTAGCTGACCCAGGTAATTCTGGATCTTTCGTTGGTGATGCAATGGCAGACGAGCATAACATTACTGAAAATGATTATGGTCAAGCTGCTAAGTTTGCTAACTCTTGTGGTCTTATCTTCCAAAAAGAAGCTGCAGGTGTTGTCGAAGCTCTCGGTCCTCAAGTTCAAGTAACTTCAGGGGATGTATCAGTCATCTACCAAGGTGATGTTATCCTCGGACGTCTTGCTATGGGCGCAGACTATCTTAACCCAGCTGCTGCTGTTGAACTGTTCGCTGGAACAGGAACTAAGCCAACTGCATTCGGGTAAGTTCAAATCTTTCAACCAATATATGGGGAGTCTTAGGATTCCCCCCTTTTTTATTCATATTTTTTAACAATGCCTTTTCCTACCACTAACGCTACTGAAGAATTACCAGCAATTAATAGAATCCTGTCGTCATGTGGTCAAGCACCTGTAACCACACTCGATCAAACCAACCCAGACGTTGCGATTGCATACGATACATTATTACAGGTGTCAAGGGAAGTTCAGTCAGAAGGCTGGACATTTAACCAAGAATATCATTATGAATTAACACCTAATAGTGATGATGAGATTGTTATAGCAAATAATATGCTTCAAATTAAACTTACTGAAAATGCTGCAAATAAAGATTTTGATGCTATTAGAAGATCAGGTAAGTTATATGATAGACAGCATCATACTTATAAATGGACAGATCATGATACAATAGAAGTTGATATTGTATGGGAATTCGATTGGATTGATTTACCTAAACCAATACAAGATTTCATTGTTGCTAGATCTTCAGCTATTGTTTCTCAAAGAATTGTTGGTGATGCTAATCAATATAAAATATTACAACAACAAGAAGCTTATTCAAGAGCATTAGCTTTAGAATACGAAACACAACAAGGACAATACACCTTCTTTGGACACTCACAAGGACACCCTAATTATTATAATAGTTATCAACCTTTCCAAGCACTACAACGATAATGGCAGCAGTAACTCAACAAATTCAAAACTACCTTGGTGGGGTATCTAGACAATCAGATGATAAAAAATTCCCAGGCCAAGTAAAAGAATGCTTAAATGGCTATCCAGATCCTACATTTGGATTAACTAAACGACCAGGATTTAAATGGATAAAAAATCTAGCAACTGGTACTCCTAGTGATAGTTTAGGTAAATATACTAATGCTCACTGGTTTTATATTTCTAGAACTGCTGAAGAGAAATATATTGGATGTATAAAACTAGCAACTGGTGGAGGAGATGAAGGTATAGATATATGGAATGCTACTTCAGGTACACAATGTACGGTTATTTACGATGCTTCAGCATGGACAGCTAGTACTGCTTATGCTTTAAATGATGAAGTCAAGAATGGCAGTAATCAAATATATAAATGTATTTCTGCTGGAACTTCTGCAGGATCTGGAGGTCCAACAGGAACTTCTTCTTCTATAACTGATGGTGGAGTAACATGGCAATATATAAAAACATCTAATTCTTTAAGTTATTTAAGTGCTGCAAACCATGAAAATTATCATGTATTAACTGTACAAGATACTTCTATTATATCTAATAATCAAAAAACAGTTAGTAAGTTAGCTAATAACACATTTAATGGTTATAGACAAGCTACTCTTTTATTAGATGGTTCTGTACAAGGAGGTACAGATAATTATACTGTATCAATAAAAATTGGTAGTTCTACAAATACTGCTACATATAATTCAAGTGCTGGTGATACATATGAAGATGTATTAACTGGATTTAAAACTCAAATAGAGAATGAAAGTATTTCTAATTTAACAGTTACTAAATACCAAACACATCTACAATTAACTAAATCAGATGGATCTTTTAATGTAAGCGGACGTGGTGGTGTAACTAACACTAAATTAAAGATGTTTCAAGATCAAGCAGAAGCTATCACTGATTTACCAGCTCAGTCCTTCCATGATCATTCAGTAAAAATAATTAATACAACAAATCCTGAAGATAGTTATTATGTTAAATTTGTAGCAGATAACGGTGTAGATGGTGTAGGTCACTGGACAGAAACAATAGGTCACGAACAATCTCCAGGATTTGATGCGTCTACAATGCCTCATGAGTTACTTAACACAGCTTTAAATACATTTAAATTCCAACAGATTACATGGGATGAAAGGCAAGCAGGAGATGATACTACAAATGCATTCCCTAGTTTTGAATCAGCTGCGATTGAAAGATCTTTTTTCTATAATAATAGATTAGGATTTTTATCTGCTGATAATGTTATCCTTAGTCAAGCTGGTAAATTCTATAATTTCTTTAATACATCAGCACAGACAATAACAGATGCTGACCCAGTAGATTTAAGTTGTGCAACTATTAGACCAACTGCCTTACATTCAGTATTACCTACAGCACAGGGATTAGTATTATTCAGTCAGAATCAACAATTTTTGATGTCTTCTGCTGATGGTATTCTAAAACCAAGTAATACTATTGTTAGATCTATATCTAATTATGAAATGGATACAGTAGTAGATCCAGTAGATATGGGTACTAATATTAATTTTATAAGTAAAACAGCTGGATATACTAGAATCTTTGGTATGGTTACTAAAGGACAAGATGATAGTCCACAAGTATTAGATGTAGGAAAAGTAGTTAATGAGTGGGTTCCACCTACTATAGATACTTTAATAGCTAGTCCACAAAACCAATTCATAGCTTTATCTAGTCAATCATCTAGATATATGTATCTTTTTAGAACATATAGTGATGGAGATAAGAATATAATTGAATCATGGTTTAATTGGAAATTACCTGGTAACATACAGTTCATTAAAGTAGAGAATGATGACATGTATGCAATTACTACTCAAGGTACTGGTGCAAATACTCAGATTGTAATGTCTAAAGCTAATCTTAGTCAAAGTCCAGATGATGCTATACTTATCAGTAATGATGGTCAAAAGTTAAATCCATGTATGGATCTTTGGAGTTATGCAAGAAATAGTGATAACAATGCTACTGTTGCTTATGATGCTAGTAATGACTTTTCTAAGTGTTATATTCCATGGAATAATGTATCAGATTTAACACCAGTTGTATTAATTAGTGGTTCTACTTCTACTCAAAACTTTAGTGAATCTGGTTTTACTGTTACACCTGAAGTTATTACTGATGATGGTGATCCATATTATAAAGTACCTGGAAAAGATTTAACTAGTATATCTACTGTTAATCTTACAAGTAAAGGTTCAGGATATACATCAGCTCCTACTGTTGAATTTGCTGGAGGTGGAGGTAGCGGAGCAACAGCTACTACTACATTAGTATCAGGTTCAGTTGCTTCTATAACAATTACTGATAAAGGAACTGGATATACTTCAGCTCCTGATGTAAATTTAAGACCTAATAAAGGTGCTTGGGCTGTTTCTACAGCTTATGTGACTAATGATCAAGTCAGTAATAGTGGTAATATTTATACATTAACTAGTGGTAACCATACATCAACATCAGGAGCTCCTACACATACATCAGGAACACAAACTACTGGTGGTGGTGATTGGCAATATGCAGGTACTGTAGCAACTGCTACTGCTGTTGTATCTTCTGAATCAACTGTAGTTGGTTGGAAATATAATTTAGATATAACTTTACCTAAAACATACTTTAGACCTGATAGAAATACTACAGATTATACAGCTAATCTTTCTATTGCTAGAATGAAATTTGCTGTAGGATTATCAGGTAATATGAATTTCAAATTAAAATCTACAGGTGTTAGACAAGGTAAAAAAGAGTACACAGGAGATGGAACTACTACTACATTTTCTTGGATAGATGAAGATATAGATTATACTGATAGTAATCAAATTAAAGCTAAAGTTAATGGTATTGAAACTACTGATTTCACTGTTTCAGGAGATACACAAATAACATTTACTTATCCACCAGCTAATGGTGATACAGTTTTAATTTATCTAGATGAATGGTATAATTTAAATCCTTCAATTATAGCTAATTCATATTTAGCTAATGATATACCAGTTAAAAATCAATCAGTATTTTCAATTCCAATTCATCAAAGGACTGATAATTTTCAAATGAGAGTTTTTAATGATTCTCCTTTTCCAGTTGCATTAAATGGAATGTCATGGGAAGGTAATTATTCACCAAGATTCTATAGGAGGACTTAGTTATGGATCTATTGAATCTTGGTCTACAAGTAGGTATACCTTTATTAGGTAGTATATTTGGTGGTAGGAGACGAGAAAGAGCTGCTAGATCTGAAGCTGCCGCACAGAACCGAGCACTTGACTTAAAGTACGAGTATGATACACAAGTCTATGAGAATAGACTGAAAGTACTTGAAAGAGATCATGCTTATGCTGCAGAATCACTTGCAATTAGGAAACGAAATGACGATAATATTTATGGTTATAAAAGAACAGCGAATTTACAAAATTACTACCAACAATTACAAATAAGACATGCACAGCAGAGAAAGAATGAAGCTGCTTATGCAAAGTCTAATGAAGTATTTAATGCTAAATTAGGATTAAACGAAATGTCTGCAGCAGCAGCCATAGAAAGTCAGTACCAAAGATTAGAAGAACTTGAAGATCAAGCGATGTTAGATCAAGGTGATATATACCTTGAAAAACTTCAAG